TTACAGTTGCAGGAGAAATTTCTGTAACAACATTAGATATAGGTGGAACTAATGTTACAGCAACAGCTACAGAACTTAATTTATTAGATGGAGTTTCTGGATTAGTACAGGCAGACTTAACAAAATTAGCAGCTGTAGATTCTACAGCAGCAGAATTAAATATAGTTGATGGTGGAACATCAGCCACAAGTACAACAATTGCAGATGCGGACAGAGTTGTACTTAATGATAACGGAACAATGGTCCAAGTTGCAATGACTGATGTTAAAACATACATTGGTGGCGGTACATCTTGGCAAGCAGTTAAAACAGGTAATTTTACAGCAGCAGCAGGACAAGGTATATTTTGTAATACAACTTC